ACCGAGGACACTAAGAACAATCATAAAATGCAGATGGATAATTTTGATATGCTTATTAAATTAACTGAGCCAACTAAACAACAATAAAGCACATTACCGTAAACTTTCCCGCTACCAAAAGTAGCGGGTTTTTTCGTTATGGCTTCCAACCTGCCTTAGTAAACGCTGCTAATATTTCAGGCTCAACATGGCTATACTCTGCATACATTAGCTCGACACATCTATCCATTGCTCTTATTAAATCATCATCAACCTTCTTAGTTACTTTGTAATCAATAACCTTGTGATGAAGTTCCCAATGGTTATCGTCCTTTGTCTGAACTCTAGATATAATATAGCCAGCAAAGGTGGGGCTATGTAGCATGTCATACTCTGTTTGACCCATAAAAGGAATTGTATGTGATAATTCTATACTTTCAACCTCTTCAATCTCAAACCCTTGCGCCTCTATAAAAGCTCTTAATAGTTTATCTGTGTTATTCATTGTCATTCCTTTTACATAATCCAAATGAAGCCATAACTAAGTTAGTTGTAGTTGCTGCCATATACGAAGTAATAAGTGCAATTTGCTGCTGCTTACTTGCTTGCTTTGCTTTAGCTAGTCGATATTTAAGATCATCTTCATGGCTTTTCTGTTCTAACTTTAGAATATAATCAAACCTTTCTGCTTGTGTCATGTTACCCATTACTATCTCCAAATATATCCTTAAACGATTCTTGTAACTCTTCTGGTAATTCAATCATCACTCACACTCCTTAATTGATTTAATAGTCATTGTTACGCAGACTTTGTTAGCTCTGCCCACGGCAATGCTTTATCGGCATACTTAACTTCATGAATATCTAAATAGGTAACGATAGCCATTAGTAAGCTATTGAATACCGCGACTTCAAACTCTTCAGTCCTTACGCAATCGTAAATATTCTGCGTTGTTTCCATGTCAACTACTGGGGGTTCAAAGTTATCACCCAATGTTATTATTTCTTCACTCATGATATTAGCTCTTTTAGTGTCGGGAATAACTCCATTAATTGACACTGATCAACCTGCAGAGTGTCACAAGCATTTTTAATTTCAGCTTTGATTTCAGTTGCACCGATAAGGGTTAATATTCTCGCCTCTTCGGTGAACATGCCATAATTACCAGCCTGAGTACCAAGACTGACCATAGTTTCTTCTAGCATTTCTTTTCTTGCTGACGGCTTTTTTAATGCGCCATAAGTTACTTCTTCCATACAAATAAACCTCGTTAATTGAATTCATGTAAATCATAAGCGCTTATGCGTCATATGTCAACACATCGACACTATTATCAAGTTAATTCACACTTAGCGAATCACACTAAATACTAGCCATTTGCACTAATAAGGTAATGTGTTAAAATAACCATGCGTTTATATAGAATATTACTTACAAGAGACAAGTGATGATAAAAGAACTAGAAAAACTTAAAGACATGCTCGAAGCTAATCAATCCAATGTTGAATCAGAGTATTCACGCGAGGACTTTAACGAATGGCTTCAGAATCCCCTGACAAAATCATTCATAAACAAACTAAACCTCGATTACCTTGATAAAATAGACACCCTTTCTGATGCTGTACCTTTTGATACTGAAGGCATGGTTAGACTTGCGGTAACTACTGGCGCTAAGGAAGCTATATTTGAGTGTTTAGATTACTTACAAACAAAGGATGAAGATGAAAGTTAAATCATATAAAGAAATTGATGCAGTTCATTGTGTCGCTCAAACCGATAAAGGTGAGCAGCATTTAACTATTGATAAAGCTAAATCATTAATGAAGGAGTCTAAGAAAAGTGCAACTAAAAAAATTAAAGCAGACTGATATAGATCCATGCGGCTATCACTTACTAGTTGAGTTATTAGTAGTCGAAGAGACAACAAAAGCAGGCATTATATTAAATGTAGCTGATGTTAACTTAGAGCAAGCAGCCATGCCAATCGGCAAGGTTTTAAAGATTGGGCCTTGTGCCTTTAAGAATCACGATAGCGGAATAAACAGTGCTGAAGAGTGGGGCTTTACAATTGGTGACTATATCCAATTCCCTAGCCATACATTCTTACGAGTTGCCGGAGAAAAAAGCAACTTAGTTTACATACTGGATTATGACGTTAAAGCAAAGGTGAATATAAATGAGTGAATCACAGACCGTAGTTGCTGAAGGTAATGAAAATATTACCGAAGAAGCACCAGAAGTAGTAGCAGAAGTAGAAGCACACCCGGAAGCAAAGCAAGTTAGTCCAACAGAAGTTAGAGCCAGAACAAAAGGCTGGTTACCTGCTGACGAACTAAAAGAAAAGTTTGAAACAAATGGTAAAGACTTCGATGCTGACATGGTTGTTAGTGCTCATCAGTTTATTAAAAACGGTGAGATGATTAGCAAGATGAAGCAGCTTGAACGCCAGGTTAAAAACTCGGAGCAAGCATTAATTGATAACAACGCCATTAATAAAGTACAGTTAGATTTGCAACGCGCTGACCTTGAAGTTAAACGAGATGAAGCTATTGATGATGCCGATCGAACAACAGTAAATAAAATTGATAAACAAATCGCAGGTATTGATAAGCAAACTACAGCTATTGATGCAGCAGCAGAAAAAGTAAACCAAGTAAGCGAAGTTGATACACAAGCAGAAAATGATTACTTCGGCGCACTTAGCCGAGGACATCAGGCATTTGCAACACAAGTTGCTGGACATTTTATTGGTAAAGGTCTTGCAGGAAATGACTTAGTTGATGCGGTTAAAGTTGAGATGACTAAAGAATTCCCACCCATCAATCATCGCCGAGAAAGCGCACCAGCTACAGAGGTCAAGTCACGTAAATCAAAAGATGATGGTGCAATGTCAGTTGACAGCCTAACTGCTCAAGACAGAAGCATACTGCAGGCGTTACAAGGTCAAAAAGCCTACGCTAACAAATCAACTACTGAGCTATTAAAAATACTTGGAGACTCTAAGAAATGACCAATAAACGTGAAAGACCTACAGCAGACTTAGGCGAACGTGAGCAAATGTTATCGACTCTTGATGAAATGGAGTCACGCGCAAAGGCTAATATTAAGGGCGGCAGTCGTGTTACTTTAGCTTCTAAACTTAAACTTGAATGGGCTAATCAGGAAAAAGGTTACTATTATTATTGGGCTACAGACAGCGAGTCTTACCCTGTAAGTTTGCAACAGATGTTAGATGCAGGTTATACTTTCGTTAGACATGAAGCTGGCGCTAGTCGTGGACAACCTGTAATTAAAAACTCAAAGGGTTGTAATTTGTACCTAATGAGACAGGCTGACGAATATCGCGAAGCTGACAACGCAATCAAAAACGCAAAATCAATCGCACAACATAAAGAAATTATGAACGTGGGTAGCAGAGAATATGCCGGTCACTCGAAAGAGTTAGGACAAGGCAAAGTAGCAGAATTAACTTTCGAAGAGACACCAGACGCAATTAAACTCATGACGGGTGAATAGCGTACTAGTTAGCCTTACGGTTATTAACTAGTAAAAAATTAACTTTAACTTTAACTTTATTAGGAGACTCATTATGAGTTTTATTTTAGATTTGAGTCAAGGTAGCGCAGACCACAACGGCAAACTCGAAACTTATTCTGTTGCCGCTGCACACACTACCCTTTTGGCTCCTGGTGATGTAATCACTATTACGGGTACATCTGACGCAGATGGTATTGCTACCGCTGACGCTGCTAGTCAAGGCGCTGCTATAACAGGCATCGTTGCTGGCTTTGAGCCTATCTTCGCAGGTGAGCAATTATCTGAAACAGGTTTACCTGCATTAACTGCTGGTGAGGCTCGTTGTCATATTGATCCAAACCTTAACTTTATTGTAAACGTAACAGGCGGCGCTTTATCTGCTGCTGATGTTGGCTTAAATGCTGACGCTGATGTTACTGCTGCAACTAAGTCAGGTGGTTTGACTATTTCAAACATGGCTTTAGATAGCGGTACAAAAGCAGCTACAGCAACTCTGCAATTTCGCATTGTTGGTTTAGTTAAAAACTCGGCTGGTGTTGTGGACGGTTTAACCGCTCGCGTTCGCCTTAACAATACAACCCTACGTGCTGGTACAGCAGGAGTATAATTATGTCAGGTACTATTACTACAGGTAACATACCACGCCTACTGCAAGAGGGTATCAATGGAATCTTCGGTGACAGTTACAAAGAGCGTGAAATGCTTTGTTACCGTGTATTCGATGAAAAGCAATCTAATAAAGCTTTCGAGCTAGATGTTCAGATGGAAGGCTTTGGTCTTGCAAACGTTAAGCCTCAAGGCCAAGAGATTACTTTCGATACTCGCCGTCAAGGTTTTACACCTAAGTACATCAATACAACTATCGCTAAAGGTTTCGTCGTAACTGAAGAAGCTATTGAAGATAACTTGTATAGCATTGCTTTAGATGATGCCGGTGCTTTAGGTAAGTCGATGCGCGTAACTAAAGAAATCATTCACTTTAACATTTTAAACAACGGCTCTAATGCTGCGTTTCAAATGACTGATGGTGATGGTCAATCTTTATTCTCTGCTAATCATCTTAATGGCCCAACTGATACGGGTACATTCTCGAATCAGCTAGCTGTCGCATCTGCGTTTAGTGAGTCAGCGCTTGAAGATTTATTGATTCAAATTGATAAAGCAACTGACCCACGTGGCAAGCCGATCAATCTGATGGCAGAAATGCTAATTGGCTCTCCTGAAATGCGCTTCGAGTTTGAACGTGTAATGGGTTCAGTCTTACAGAATGACACAGCTAACAATGCAGTCAACGCTGTTAAGTCGCTTGGTTCAGTCCGTAACGGTTGGTTAACTTCGGTTTACCTTTCAAGCCCTACATTCTGGGGTATTAAGACGGATTGTGATAAAGGTTTACAAAGCTTTACACGCCGCGCATTACAGTTTGGTGAAGATAACTCTTTCACTACTGGCAACGCACGATTCAAAGCGAGTGAACGTTATCAGCCTGGTTGGTCAGATGCTCGCGGAATTTATCTCGGTGAGCAGTAAGCCTTAACCTTAAAAGCCACTTCAATTAGTGGCTTTTTTATGCGAGAAACAATGTTATACTAATCAGGCTAGTTGAGGGACTAGCAAGGCTACGTAGCCACCCATTACCTCCCTCGCTCCCTCATGCAAACGGATTTGCTAACAACTATTCCCTCATATCGTTCAACTTTGAACTTAACAAGATATTACGAGGGTTACATCATGGCTTCACCATCACGCTTTACAAAACTAGGTACTTCTGGACGTTCAGGTGCTACCGGCAAATCAGACGCATTTCAAAAAACATATGAGCTTAGAGTTCCTGTAGTTGCATCTGGCACTGAACAAATTATTGATATTACATTTCCTAATCGCGCTGTTTTAGATGTGGGTATGCTTAACGTATTCGTTGCTGAAGTAACCGGTACAACTAAAACCATGAACATCGGTACAGATTCGGGTACTGCAACATCAGTCGGTACTGCACTATCTACTGCTGCCGTTGGTACTGTTTACATAGATGGCGGTGTTGTTCTATCT